TGACTGTGAAAGAAAGAGAAGCAAAAGATAAGTTAACAAAACTTACCGGTGATATGTTGGGGGATACAGGAAATTTATTACAAAGTTTCACTAAACAAGCACTTGAAATTTTAGATCAATTAAAAACAACTATTTCAGATTCTATAGTAGAAGGTTTTAACAAAGTTTTAAATAATGTTGCTGATGCATCAGTTAACGCATTGCCTGGTGTTGCAGCAACAGGAATACTTCCTGATAACATTCAAATTAGAATGGCAAAAGAAACTGAAGATGCATTAACCAAAATGGGGGTAAATGCTGCAGAAGTATTGCATCCTGACAACAGAGCAAATCTTACTCTAGAACAAATTGAACTAGTAAGTAAATTGAGAGATATTTTAGTTGGAATGTCAGAAGAGCAATTAAAAACTTCTGGATGGCAGCAAAAAAATCAAAGTTTTGCCCAATGGTTTGCTGGGTTTAAAGATTTTGAAAAAGCTCCGCCGCAAGCATTAGGTGGAATTTTTGACTACAAACCAGGTGGCGAAATAGTTAGAGTTGCTGAATCAAGTGCTGAGATTATTGCACCAGCAAAGCGTGGTGCTGACGGCAAACTTGGACTTGAAGTATCAGGTGCTATGTTTGATAATAGTAGACTTCTTCAAAATTTAGTTAAAGTTAATGAAGCACAAGCATCAATGATGGCTGGTCTCACATCACAAATGACAAATATGAATACTAACTTTGAGAAACTTGTTTACGAACAACGCCAAGCAAATAGGCTTGCTGTATAAAATAAATAACACATCGAGGAACAGCAATGGCTTATAAAAAGCATTTTAGAACACCAAATACAGATGGAAGATTTAGTCCGCTAGGCGGCGGAAATAACGATAATTCAGTTACTCCGCAATTTGGTTATAAGAATTACGGTAGCACACTGCCAGATGTTTATACTGGACATCCAAATAGAATTGAGCGTTATACACAGTATGAGAACATGGATTTAGATCCAGAGATCAATGCAGCATTGGATATTATTGCAGACTTTTGTACACAAGTAACAGAAGATACAAAAACTGCTTTTACTGTAGATTACAAAGATAAACCAACTAAAACAGAAAACGACATTATCACTGAGCAACTAAAAGCTTGGTATAATCTAAATGAAATGGAAAAGCGTATTACAAAAATGATACGCAATACATTAAAATATGGCGATCAAATTTTTATAAGAGATCCAGAAACATTCCAGCTTTACTGGATCGACATGGCTAAGTTAACTAAGATTGTAGTTAATGAATCACAAGGCAAAGAGCCTGAAATGTATTTTATTAAAGATCTTAGCCCAAACTTTATGAACTTGACTGCTACAACTAATACACAAAACGATGTGTACATTCGTGGACCTCAAACGGGTGGCCCAACAGGCAGTTATACTTTGCCAACACAACCATACAGTGGTGGAAGTCGCTTTACAAATGCACAAAACGAACGTGCAATTGATGCAAAGCACATTCTGCATTTAAGTTTGACAAGTGGATTAGATCCAAACTGGCCTTTTGGTGTTAGTGTTCTTGAAAATATTTTTAAAGTTTATAAGCAAAAAGAACTACTTGAAGATGCTATTCTAATTTACCGTGTGCAACGTGCGCCAGAACGCAGAGTATTCTACATCGATACTGGTAACATGCCAAGTCACTTGGCTATGCAGTTTGTTGAGCGTGTTAAAAATGAAATACATCAACGTAGAATTCCAACCCAAACTGGCGGCGGCCAAAATATTATGGATGCCACTTATAACCCACTAAGCATCAATGAAGACTACTTCTTCCCGCAAACTGCGGAAGGCAGAGGTTCTAAAGTTGAAACACTGCCAGGTGGTGAAAACTTAGGACAAATTGATGATTTACGTTATTTTAATAATAAGCTGCTTAGAGGTCTTAGGATACCTAGTAGCTATCTTCCTACTGGTCCCGATGATGGTAGTATGGCCTACACAGACGGCAAAGTTACTACAGCACTTATACAGGAAAATAGATTCAACAACTACTGCAAAGGACTGCAAACACTTATAGCAGGTAACTTAGACAGAGAGTTTAAGCTATTCTTACAGTGGCGTGGCTTTAATGTTGATAATAGTTTATTTGAATTAAAGTTAAGTGAACCACTTAACTTTGCTGCCTACAGATCAATTGATTTAGATGCAAGTCGCATTAGTAACTTTGGTCAAGTTGCAGAAGTTCCATACTTAAGCAAGCGTTTCGTTCTCAAGAAGTATCTAGGACTTACTGAGATCGAAATGAAAGAAAACGAAAAACTTTGGAAAGAAGAGTCAGGTCACGATGCAGCACCAAGTGTTGAAGGTACTGATCTTCGCAACGTTGGTATTACTCCAGGTGACATTTCAGGTGATATTGAAGGTATCGAAGGACTTGAAGGTGAACCAGGATTACCAGGCATGGAAGGTGAACCAGGAGCAGAAGCTGGATTACCAGGTACAGAGCCTGCAATGGGGGCACCTGCTGCTGGAGTTCCAACTGGCGCTGGCGGCATTCCAGGAACGGTTTAAGTTAAATAGTATTTGGAGACGACAATGATTTTAAACGAGCTTTTTCAAAAACCAGTACCAGAGTTTCAAGATCAATCACAAGACAATACTACTTTAAAGTATGAAGACAGTCGTAAAACTCGTTTAACTTTAGGTCAAATAAGTCGATTACGTAAGATGAACGACATGCGTAGTTTAGAGCACGAGCAAGAAATGTCATTTGTACGTAAAATGTATGCCCCACCTACACCTGCTGGAGACATGGGCGGAATGGGCGGATTGTAGTAGTTGTTTTCTACTTGTTCACATTAATAAGTAGCTTGAATTTCAAAATTAGTCAAAATCTGCCTGTTTTAAGGCAGATTTCCTCCTATTCATTAAATACTTACAGATCCAATGGATAGAGGAGTATATTTGCCATGGCTAAAACTCAATTTGAAGCTCTTATCGAGCACATTATTAATGACGAAGAAGATGCAGCTCGTGAGTTGCTCCATGATATCGTAGTTCAAACAAGCCGCCAGATTTATAACGAAATGGCTGCTGAAGATGAGCACGAAGAAGACGAAGATGAATTAGAAGAAAAAGTTGATGAAGGTTCATTTGGTGAAGCTGGCGGCGACATGTCAGACGACATGATTGATGACGTTGAAGCTGACGAAGAAGGCATGAGCATGGATGACGCCGGTGATGAACTAGGCAACGAAATGGGCATGGACGACGAAGCAGGCGACATGGAAGCTGGCGAAGAAAGTGAAGATGAACTTGAAGATCGTGTAGTTGATCTTGAAGCCGCACTTGACGAACTAAAGGCTGAATTTGATAACCTAATGAGCCAAGAAGCTGGTGAAGAAGAGCACAGCGATATGGACATGGGCGGTGACGACATGGGAATGGGCGGTGACGACATAGGAATGGGCATGCCAAAAGAAGGTATGGTACGTGAGTATGTAGAAAAAGTCAAGGCTCCAGGTAACACTGAAGGTCAAACAGTAGGCACAGGTTCAAGCGACAAGCCAAGCGTAAACAGCAAGAGCATTGTTGACAACATGAAGAACGACATGGGCGGAACTGTAAAGAACCTAGTACAAGGCGGTTCAGAAGCTGCTCCAGACGGCAACAGTGCTTACAAAAAGCCATCAAATGCCTATACAAAAGGCCAAGGTGAAATTGAAGTTGCACGTCGCAGCGTAAATCAACCAGGCGGAAACAAGGGCGCTAGCGACTTCTACGGTACAAAAGCTAAGGCTAAGACTGGCGAAGAAAGCGGTACAAACGACAAAAGCATTCTTAAGAAGATCTAAGGAATTTAGATGAAACCACTATTAATAGAACATCTCAGTTACGATCAAGCAAAGATGGTAACTGAGACTAGCGAAGATGGAAAAACTCTTTATATGAAGGGCATTTTCATTGAAGGTGGTATTAAGAACGGCAACATGCGTGTCTACCCAGTTAATGAAATTAGTCGCGCAGTTAATACTATAAAAGAACAATTAAAATCAGGGTACAGTGTGTTGGGTGAGGTAGATCACCCAACAAACTTACGTATTAATTTAGACCGTGTTAGTCACATGATTCAAGACATGTGGATGGATGGATCTAAAGGTTGCGGCAAGTTAAAAATACTACCAACCCCAATGGGTAATTTAATCTCAGCTATGTTACAAGCTGGCGTAAAGCTAGGTGTAAGTAGTCGAGGAAGCGGTAATGTAAGTGAAGGCACAGGTCACGTTAGCGAGTTTGAAATCGTTACTGTTGATATTGTTGCTCAACCATCTGCTCCTAATGCATATCCACAAGCAGTATATGAAAGCTTAATGAATATGTATGGCGGTCAAAAGATTTTATCTATGGCTGGCGAAATGGAAACAAACCCAAGTGTGCGTAAGCACGTAACAGAGGCAGTAAAACGCCTCATCAATGAACTGAAAATCTAATCAGGAGAATAAGATGCTCGATGCTATCAAAGGCTTGCTCGATAGCGGCATATTGAATGAAGAGTCTAAGACCCAGCTCCAAGAGGCCTGGGACGCAAAACTTAATGAGGCTCGTCAAGAAATTGCAGGTGAACTACGTAGTGAGTTCGCTAACCGTTATGAGCACGATAAGGCTGTGATGGTCGAAGCTCTTGATAAAATGGTAACAGAAACTCTTTCTACAGAAGTTCAAAAGATTTCTGAAGAGAGAGCCCAGTTGGTCGCAGATAGAACCAAGTTCGTCATGGAAATGAAGAATAAGGCCAACAAGTTCGATGCTTTCTTAGGTGAAAACCTAAAGAAGGAAATTAATGAATTTGTTGCAGACCGCAAAAAGTTGAAGGAAGGCCTAGCAAAACTTGAAAAGTTTGTTGTTAGAGCACTTGCTGAAGAACTTACAGAATTTGCGGAGGACAAGAAAGACCTCATTAACACTAAAGTTAAGCTGGTAGCCGAAGCCAAAGAGAAGCTAGAAGGATTGCAAAAGCAATTCGTAACTCGCGCTTCATCAATGGTTAAGGAAGCTGTATCCACTACAGTAAGAGCCGAAATGACTCAACTCAAGGAAGACATTAAGATTGCTCGTGAGAACAATTTTGGTCGTCGTCTATTCGAGGCATTTGCTACAGAATTCTCAGCAACACATCTCAACGAACATGCTGAAATTCGTAAACTTAAGAACGACGTTGCCTCAATGGCAAATCGTCTTGAGGAAGCAACTAAAGTTGCCGAAGTAAAGGCTTCTTTAGCAGAGTCTAAGGACCGCGAAATTGCAATTATCAAAGACTCTATTAATAGAGACAAGAAACTCAATGAAATGCTAAATCCACTAGCTGCCGAAAAGGCTGCTGTTATGGCTAGCTTATTAGAATCTATTTCAACAGACAAGTTAGACAATGCTTTCCAAAAGTATCTACCTGCTGTTATGAATGGTACTGGTATTAAATCCGATCGTAAGATCGTCAATGAATCTGTTAAAGAAATGACAGGTGATCGTGCCGCCAAAACTCAAGATCTCAGCGTAGTAGATATTACTGAGATGAGACGTTTGGCAGGTCTGAAATAATTAAGGATAAAGTAACAATGACTCAGAACCTAATTGAGAGCCGTTGGAGCGAAACCAAGGAAGCCCTGCTCGAAGGTCTTGCTGGTAATCGTCGCAGCTCAATGGCAGCAGTTCTCGAAAATACAAAAAAGTATTTGGCAGAATCTGCATCAGCTGGTGTAACAGCCGCTGGAAACGTAGCAACACTAAACCGCGTAATTCTTCCAGTAATTCGTCGTGTAATGCCAACTGTTATCGCTAACGAAATCGTTGGTGTACAGCCAATGACTGGCCCAGTTGGTCAGATCCATACACTTCGCGTTCGCTACTCAGAAAACTTCACTAGCTCAGCTTCAAGCCCACTAGGCACTGACACTGTAGCCGGTGACGAAGCACTCAGCCCATTCAAGATTGCACAGGGCTACTCAGGAACACCATCAGGCACTAACAGCACTGATGACAAGGCTGGTTCAACTAGCTCTATGGAAGGTGTTCCAGGTCGTAAGCTTTCTGTACAGATCCTCAAGCAGGCTGTAGAAGCAAAGACTCGTAAGCTCAGCGCAAGCTGGACTTTTGAAGCTGCTCAGGACGCACAGGCAATGCACGGTCTTGACATTGAAGCAGAAATTATGGCTGCTCTTGCTCAAGAAATCACTGCTGAAATCGATCAAGAAATCCTTTACAGCCTCCGCGCTCTTGCTGCAACTGAAGAAACATTCAATCAGTCAGCAGTAAGTGGTACAGCTACATTCGTTGGTGACGAGCACGCTGCTCTTGCAGTACTCGTAAACCGCGTAGCAAACAAGATTGCTAGCCGCACACGTCGTGGTGCTGGTAACTGGGCAGTTGTAAGTCCACAGGCTCTTACAATCCTCCAGTCAGCAACAACTTCAGCTTTTGCTCGTACAACTGAAGGTACTTTTGAAGCCCCAACTAACACTAAGTTTGTTGGTACTCTCAACGGTGCTATGCGTGTATACGTTGACAGCTACGCTGCTGACGATACAGCAGTTCTAGTTGGTTACAAGGGTTCAAGCGAAGCAGACGCAGCAGCATTCTACTGCCCATACATTCCTCTAATGTCTTCAGGTGTTGTTCTTAACCCATCAACATTTGAACCAGTAGTAGGCTTTATGACACGTTATGCTTACACTGAGCTAACAAACACTGCAAGCAGCCTCGGTAACGCCGGCGACTACTTGGGTGAAGTAGCTATCAGCAACGTAACATTCTCATAATAGTTGAGAAAATACTTCAAGAGAGGGGCTGGAAACAGCCCCTTTTCTATTGACAAAAAAAATGTTAACTTTTATATTTTGATAATGCAAAATTTCTTTAATAATTATCTTGAATTAATTAATTCAATTAATATGACTAATATTAATAATGTTGTAATGACTGATAAAATTAATCTTAATCGGTTGAACATGAGACATGATGTATTTTTTAATAAATGGCAAATATGGAAAGATAAAAAAGTATTAGATATTGCTGGATATGATGGACGTTGGTCATTTGCTGCATTAAAAGCTGGCGCATCGTATGTTACTAATGTCGAAATAAGAAAATCAGTAGTTGATCGCGGCATTGATACGTTTAAAAAATTAAATGTTCCTAGTAACACTTATGAATTTATTAACGAAGATTTTGTTAAATGGAAACCTACTTCAAAATTTGATATAGTTATTTGTGCAGGATTTTTATCACACATCTATGATCACCCAACAGTATTTTCATTAATACGAGAATGTGATCCTAAATTCTTGTTAATTGATACTAGTGTAAATGGATATCAAGGAAAAATAGTTATACCAGTTAAAAACACAAACAGAGAAGGAAATTCACATTTTACTGATACATCATTTGTTGAAAATGATGGATTAGATCTTGTTAAAACATGGTCTGGGCAACCAAGTAAAGAGTATGTTTTTGATCTAGCAAAAACATATGATTTTGAGTTAGTTGAAGATTTCGATTGGTTAAATTTTATAGATCAAGAAAAAACACAAGGGGTTGAAGACTATTGGACAGGTAAAAGAATAACATCGCTTTGGAAAAGAACTGAAGAATGGCGTTGGGATAGAAAATCATTTACTACTAACTAAATGATGAATCATAGCTTATTAATTTTGTATTTTATATTTTACAAAAATATAATTTAATCCTAAACAATAAATAGTTTTGCTGCGAAAGCAGTTTATGGGGCGACCACCCCGTAGGCCTAGAACGCCCTTTAAGGAGAAAACAAATGGCACGCTCACTAAAACTATCTAAGACAGTTAAGGATGCTGAAGGTTCAGGAGCCGAAGCATCTAGAGTAAAAGTTGGTAAGATTG